GGAGACAGACCGCCATCTTCGCCACGTTCTACCAATGCACGAGCATAAGCATTCTGAGCCACCAAAACATCAGGGACAAGCACAACTGTCGAACCTGATGCCAAAGTAGCTTGTGGCACTGTCAAAGAAAACTTGATTGTGTATACGCCATCAGGTATTGGGTAAAGATTTACCTTGGTGTCGTAATTACCATCAACGCCATCAAAAGCAAATTCTGTGGGGAGAGAGTTCACAAGTGGCGTAAAGTTTAGCTTGCGGTTCATGTCCACAAAACTGATGTTTATCAAGCCAACATTGCTTGTGGTATTGATGACATCCATGACTTGAAACTTCTGTCCTGCGCCTGTCAAAGAATAGGATGAAGTCGAGGCTACTGTAGAAACAGTAACGGTTTGACCCAAGACATTCCATGAAAAGGCATCTTCAACTTGACGCTTTGCGTCATTGACAAATTTGCCAATCAGAGTTGAATAAGTGGTTTCATTGATTGATGAAATTGTTGTCTCACGCAATCTGATAAGTACATCATTGATTAGTTCAAGGTAGGTCATGCTCTACTCAACCCTTCTTCTTCAAATGTGGCTATAAAACTGAATGAACTTCCAGATTCAGTAGTTATTTTGATTTTGTCGCCTTCTTCTAAAACAATATAAGCACTACCATCAAACTGTAAATAGTTCTTTGATGTGAAGTTATATTGCGTCAATATATCAAGCGTAGAGTTGGCACTTGCGTCAAACCATTGAACAGTTATATGCTTTGTAGAGCCACCTGTATTGTGTATGTACATTACAGTAAATTTAGAGTAATAGCCAGTAGGACAGGTATAGACTGTTGTGTCTACTGCCGCTGTAGGACTAACACCAACTGATAATGCTCTCATTTCGCTTTTGCCTTGTTCCTTGCGGATATAGCTTTAGCTTTTGCCTTTGCGTCAGTCTTTGAGGATGCACCCCATGCCTTGAGCGAAAGAAGCAGTCTTGTTGGTTCACCTTTCTTGTCGTATTCAGCACCATCGTTGCCAGCCATACGAGCCAAGAAACTTGCTCTGCGAGGATTGTCCCCCGACTTTACTGGTGCTTTCAAATTACCACCAGTTTCTGCATTATAAGATGCTCTGCCCTTGGCATTCAACCCCCCTTTGGGATTTTGACCAGCTTTTGTTTGCCAAGTAGGTGATTTCATCTTTTACCTCATCTGTAACTAGCCGTTTTCTTTGCAATCTTTTTTGGTTGCTTTACAAACTGTTTACCAGCCGCCGTACCCTTGCGCTTGGCCTTGGTGGTTGCCGCATACTCAGCAGAACTCAAAGACTTGATTGCCGCCTCTGGCAAATACCTCTCGCCTGTCTCAGACGATGGTTTACCTGACTTGGTACGCCACTTCTGCTTACCCCAATCTTTGAGAGACTGCTGGGGGTCTTTCATTTCATCTTCTTAGCACATTTCCCCATTGCCTTGCACTTGCTTGGAGTTGGGCATCCAGCACAAGGTTTAAATGATTTGGCTGATTTGATTTCAATGACTCGCATAATTTGCTCCTTATTAAGTTTTGTACCCACCACCTTTAGCCTTGTATTCCTTAGCTAAAAGTTGTGCTTTTCTTGCTGACCACTCACCAGAATCACCCCCTGATGACCCTGCTTTGATCTTCTCAAACAAGGCTTTTCGCATGGTGGGTTTGGTGTAAACCCCCGCTTGATTGACCTTAGATTTGGTTTTCATTTCTTCTTAGCCTTACCAGCCTCAGATAAGGCAATTGCCATTGCTTGCTTTGGGTCTTTGACAACCTTTTTATTGGATGTCAACTTACCCTTGCCAAACTCAGTCATTACCTTGCTAATCTTGGCTTGTGCTTTAGTCTTTTTCATGTTAATACAACACTTTTGCAGTGATAGTTCCAGAGGTGTAAGCTGTGCAGTTTGCTCGCAAATACTTGGGAGCATTGGCTATGGTGACAATGCCATCAGCGGTCAAAGCAGTGCCAATTGTGGCAAAGGTTGTTCCATCCAAGCTACCTTGGAATGCAACAGTTGCAGTAGTGATACCACTAACTTGCAAGAATGCGGGTTGACCAGCATCTGCTTGAACAGCTTTAGAAGCACCTGTGGCGACAACGGCGCTCAATAAAGTGACAGGAGTAGTTAAAGATGCCATTATTTACCTCTTGAGGATTTCTTCATCATGTTGGTAGCAGTTCTACCACCACGCATAGGCATCGGCATCTTTGGCTTACCAACCGCAACCATAATGGTCACAGGAACGCCCTTTTTCTTGCCTTTGCTTGCAGTTTCTTTGGCCTTACCACCCATCATTTTTCCGTACATAATATTCCCCTTATTTCCAGAGTCGATCAGCAACAAAGGTAATCACACCGCCCATGAATGAAGCGATAGTCATACCTACCCAAAATCCACCTTTGCCTTTGTTGGCAAGTTCAAGTAATGATTTGACATCGGTACTCAATTGAGATACCTGACTATGTAGAGCCTCTACTTGAGCCTCTAACCTACCAAAATCTCTTGCGTCAATTTCAGACATTTTCAACCTTTCGAGGTCTACCCATACGCTTGATTGTTGGAATGACAGGCGCAAAAGCGGTATCTGTACGCTCAGAATCAACTGATTCTATGGTTACTTCTGGTTCATCTATCCTTACATACCCTTGATGACCCTTCATAGAGTCAATATCATGCTGATATGTGAAAGTCACAGTGTTACCCGATTGAAGACAACGAAAAGTAGCCATAAAACCCTTAAATGAGAAAGGGGGGACTAGCCCCCCTATCTTTACACCATACGAACAATAACTATATCCATAGTGGCTGATGCTAAGTCCACGGTTGAACCTGACTCGTTTTGAATGCGAAACTTGACGGTATTGGCGGCACTGACATAGCCAGTAACAGTCAAACCAACCAAATCCACAGCCAAAGATGTACAAAGAACCATGTCACCCAAAGCGACACCAGCTACTGTTACATCATCTGTTTCGCCAGCACCATCGACTAATGAGCCAGCATTTAAAGTACAAACAACTGACCAAGTATCGGAGAACAAACCCCGAAAACTGTCATTGCCTCTGCGTGTTACAACTGCACTTGCTGTTGCCATTTTGATTTCTCCTAATTAGGTTAAAAAAGTCCCCCTACCCCTATTTCTAGAGATAGGAGGGACAACTGCAATTAGGCTGGAACGATCAAAGCGAACATTGATGCAGACTTAGCCGCACCAGTGCTTGCCGCTGAACGCAGAATTTGCACTCCATACAGCGTGTCTGCTGTGTACAAAGTTGCAAGGTACGGCTGTTGGTACTGAACTTGTGAGCGAATAGCCACTTGTTCAACCAAAACCAGTGAGTCTTTATGACCCATCAAGCAAACTCGTGCATTGTTAGAGCCTGATGCTGTGTCGCAATTGCTTGAGACAAACACAGGGATACCATACAAGTTACCGATCTCACCTGTGCGAATGGTACTGTTTGTACCACCAACAAAGGCTTGTTCAGTGTAACGAGCCAAACCCATCAATGTGTTGCGGCTTGAGGGAGGAATCAAGAAGAAACGCTGATCCATTGGGGTATCAGTGTCATCAAGACGCTGAATAGTGCGGCGAATAGCGGCATCGGTCAATGCTGACTCATTGTTGCTTGCGGCAACATAAGCAGATGTACCATCACCACCAATAAATGCACCAGTTGCATAAGCATTTGTACCAGCACCGCCATTGGTTGAACGACCCAACTGAACCAAGTCAGTATCGACTTGTTTAGCCAAGGCATAACCAGCGTCAGAGGTATAGAAGTTACGCAAGCTGTTCAAGGCTTGGGCTTCGACAATATCCTCAATCAAACGGCTGTATTCGTAATGCTTATTGATAGACACTTGAACTTCAGACTCTGTAGCGGCAATCAAAGTGACTGCTGTTTCAGCGGCTTTAGCAGAAGCAGAACCACGGGTAGGTGCAGGGATGTGAACTACATCACCCTTCTTACCTTTAAAGTTCATCTTCATAACCAAGTTAGCTAAAACGAGGTTTTTCTTGTAAGCCGCAACGATTTCATCTGACCAAATTTCTGGGATGAATGTTGCGCCTGTGGTAACAGTAACTGAATTACTGGGGGAAAATGATGTTGCCATGTTAAATCTCCAAAAAACGATAAGTTAAATTATCTGACCCGTCCGTCTTGATACGCTTGCATGATTTCTCCGCTCAACGCTTCATAACGGTCTGGGTCAGTCATCTTCAGCCGAATTAGATCAGCCCTGCGATAGACTCTTTTTCCAGATTCTCCACTTCCACCTACATCAACACTTGCGGCTTTAAGGTTTGACTTGCGCTGAGTTTCCCCTGCTTCATTAGTCTGTTTTGCCTTAATTCCTCGCAACTGCTTATAGGTGCTTAACAATTCATTTGCACTGTCGTAATCAAACTCACCATCGGCTTTTGCATACAAACCAAGGCGAATAGGTGAAGATTTCACCCAATTCACAAAGTCTGCATCTTGAGCAATCTGACCGAAATCAGGGTGCTCTTGCGCCAGCTTTTGCTGAATCTGCATCTTTTTGAACTCTTGACCAGCTTGTCTAGCCGCAAGTACATCGGGATGGTTATCAACAGTCTTACGAACTGCCGCCTGTGGATTCTCAAAAAAATCTACTTCTGGCTCTTGCTCAATAGGTTGTTGTTTAGAGGAGAGGTTTTGCTTTATAAGTTCATCTGCCAGCTTTCGCACTTCCCCAACTTCCTGCGCTTGCTTTCCAATCAGCTTCTCAGCTTCTTGGTGCATTTTGACCACTTCTTCCAAAGATTTCTGCCTGTATTTCTCAGGCATCTCGGATAAGGGTGCTACTTCAGGTAGTTGCTTCTTTTGCTCAACTGCATCTAACTCACTTAGCGACTCATCTTCATTGTCAATCAACATATTCTTCCTTTTCCTGCCGTTATCGGTTCTAGGACATTCAACTCGGCATTTCTGCTTATGAGTTGTGCTTTTGCTCCCACTTCAGTTGATCTAGGTGTTTTTTCTCGAACCTTCCATGCTCTGATGGAAAAGAACCAGACCACCCTTCTAACTTGAAGTTAGGCGCAGATAGAGTACGGTTGGCTGTTTCTCCGCACTCACATCGAAAACTTGTTAACTCATAATCAACAAGTCTTTCAGTTTTATGCCCATTTTCACAGGCAAAATCAAACATTCTTTTCATTTAATTCCTCGTAGGCTCGTTCGCTGACCTCTTTCAAGGTTTTCAGCCAAGTCAAGATGGAAAGTTCACCTCTTTTGAACATCAAGGTCTTTTCATCAGGAATAACGCTCAGATTATTGAGCGACTCTATCATATTGTCAATATCTATAGTTAAATCTTTCCAACCTTCCATCCCCATCATCTCAAAGCGGGATTCGTAATACTTTTGTAGTTCTGGAGTCATGGGGTTGTGCTTTGAGTTGTTGTTTGCTGTGCCGCTTGTGCTTCAGCCAATGCCTGTGCATCAGCAAGTGCCTTAGCTTCCGCCTCTGCTTGCTGTGCCGCTACTGCCGCATCATGGATTGCTTGTTCTTCAGGCGTGTATTCAACTTGTGTAGTTACGCCTGTCTCTACATTAACTACGATTCTGTGTGTCATAGTTTAGCCCTCATATATGATATTTACAGAACCGGCATCGAAAGTATCCGTTCCATTTGATGTGGTTACTCGTACAGCAGTTAAAGCCGCACCTAGACTAATAGAGCCACCAGTTGTTGTTGTATTTGCATCTGATCTTGCAAATACACCACTTGCAACCCAAATATTTGAGTCAATATTTGTTATCACAATTGAACCATGTATTACATTTGCGGCGCTTGAAATATTTAATCCGAATCCTGCGGTAAAAGTTGCTGTGCTTACAGTAGAAGTATCAAGAGTTGAACCTGCACCCAAATATCCTGAAGTTGTGTAAGTTGTAGAGCCAGTTCCTAATTGAAACAAAGGATTTCCCGTTCCGCTAGTGCTAACGCTTCTAAACATTATTGTTATTCTCTTAACCCACGAAGGTAAAGCAGTAAAACTAATAGATGTTCCACTGGTTGATGCAACAGCAGTGCCTCTGGTAATAGCACCACCTTGAATTATCTTATTGGTTAGCGTCTGTGAGTCAGAAGTTCCAACAACATCGCCAGCGGGATTACCTACACCCCCTGCTGGAAATGTAACCCCAGATGTACCACTGATTACAGTTGTCATTGTTGTTCCTCTGCTGGCAATGGTGTATTGCCCTCTGCTACCCACTTTAGGTAGGCTTGGTAATCACGATTGCTTGTGTCAAATGGGATAAATGCGTTATCAGATAAACGCTGAACAATGTTTGAAGAATCAGTTAGTTTGTACATTTCATAACTCCGAATCAGCAGACCAATGAACAGCAATTCTGTTTGTTGCCCCAGAACCAGCGGGGGTAGATGCCGATATTCCAAAAGCACTTTCACCAGCCATCCATGCTGATGTAGCTGTACAGTTCACTCCACCATTTTGGTCTCTTGCAAAAGCATTTGCCGCCACTGGATTATAAAAAGTGACTGTTGCCGCATTTCTTTTATTAACTTTGTATCTTGTATCCCCAAAAGTCATACCACTTAATGCGCCTGGAGATGAAGCCACTGCCGTTCCGTTATAAGTACCTGAGTTTTGCGCTACCGCTGTACCTATATCAAATGACTTTTCAAAGTACCGCTGACAAAGAGCCAACTCAGTCCCATACGGCCTGTAATCAAACGATGTTGCGGTACTGCCTTTTTCTAGCTGTACGCCTGTGACATACCAAGTTGCGCCATTTGTGCCGACTACTGATGTTGCGCCTGTTACTGATTCTAAGTCGCTACCAACCCACGCTCCAGCAGTTCCATTTCCATATGTTGCACCATACCCCAAAGCAAAATTAACACGAATTCCAATTCCGTTTGTTTTTAACCAAGTTCCTGATGTGTCACCTGCAACAGTTATTGTTTTTTGTTCCCATGTATTTGCGGAAGAAATTGTGTATGAGAATGGATAACTTCTATTAAAAGCACTATTAGCAAGACAACCGCCAAAAGTACCTGTCAAAGATGAACGAACCCAAAATGACAAAGTAACAGTTGATGCGCCAGCCGCACCCCATCCGAAATCTAATGTGTTAAAACCCTCTATGCGTTGCTGTATTGCAAAATAATCACCAGCCAAAACAGAATATGCAGACAAAGATGTAACACCAAGATAATTATTAAATCCTGCTGGCGGTGTAACAGAACCAGCATTTTGTTGAACACTAAATTTTGATGATTGAGAAAGTGCTGTTATATATCTATCAAGTGTATATGTATTATCAGTTGTAGGAGTAACACTCGCCCCCGCATTCCTCTGGTCAATCACCATTGCGGAATTTATGATGCGGTTCTTGAAGCCCATTGATGACGCAGAATTAAACTGCCCATCAAGGGTGATTCCATTTGTTCCTGATATGGCTATGGTCATGGTGTTGTGCTTTGTTCTGGCGTAGGTTGTGTTGCCTGTGCATCAGCCAATGCTTGTGCTTCAGCAAGTGCCTTAGCTTCTATCTCTGCTTGCTGTGCCGCTACTGCCGCATCATGGATTGCTTGTTCTTCAGCGGTGTACTCCACTTGTGTGGTTACGCCTGTTTCTACGTTAACTACGATTCTGTGTGTCATTTTTTATCCTTCATACATGATATTTACGTTTCCAGCATCGAATGTGTTTGTTCCTGTAACGGTGGTAATCCTAATTTGATTTAATATGCCTGAAAGTGTTTTTGAGCCTGCGCCAAAAGTGTTATATCCACTTAAAGAACTTGACATAGCCGTTGTATAAGTCCAAAGTCCTGTTGAAGTATCTAAACAAGTTAGTGTTAAATTACCATCCAAAGTTCCAGCCGCTACTGTATAAGCAATCGCTAAAAATCCTGTTGTGTTATTTATATTAGTTGTATTAGCACCCCATGCACCACAAGAATAACCAGTAGCTTGAATTCCTCCTGATGTTCCTAGTTGAACCATAAAATTAGAAGTTCCATTTGTACTTACCCCAGCAAACATCACCGTAATTCGCTTCACCCATGATGGGATAGAAGTAAAGTCAATGCTTGTACCTGATGTAGAGGCAACAGCAGTGCCAGAGGTAATAGCACCACCTTGAATTGTCTTATTTGTCAGGGTCTGAGTTGCGTTTGTACCAACTATGGTTGTTGTCGCCTCTGGCAGAGTCAGCGTGAAGTTGCTGTTTGTATTAGGTGCGGCAATGGTCAGCGTACCAGTACCGCTTGCATTTCCTGAGATTGCTACTAGAGACATTTCTTTCCTTTAAATTACAGTCCAAACTGAACCAGTTGAAACTGTGACAGTAATGCCAGAATTAACAGATACAGTTCCTGCACTCATTCCATTGTTGCCAGCCGCAATTGTGTAGTCAGAAGAAATTGTCTGTGAGTTCACAACAATGCCATTGGATGCTACCAAAACAGTTGACTGCAACTCACCAGTGCTAGGCTTATAAAGCAACTTGGCATTACCAGTGTAAATTGTAGTTGGTACACCTGATGTTGCATTTGCAAACAGTGGGTAGAGATTGGTTGCTGTGCTTGTATCGTTGCTGATACTTGCACCCGAAACCACTGTATCCCATGATGTATTTGTACCATTGGTTGTCAAATACTTACCAGAATTGCTTGTTTGACTAGGCGCAAGTGCATTGAATGCAGTGTTAGCAGTAGTCTGTCCTGTGCCACCATTGGCAATCGCTACAGTACCAGTAACATTTGATGCAGTACCAGTGGTATTCTGGTTCAGTGTAGGAATATCAGCGGCAACAACTGCCCTGAATGTCGGAACTCCAGCAGTACCATCAGGTGCGGCTAGGAAATAGTTTGCAGTCTTAGACGCATAAGGGTTTAGCGTATCTCCATAACCAGCAGAAAGAGAAATAGCAGGAGTAGCACCGCCACTTGATGCAACAGGAGAAGTACCTGTAACAGAAGTAACCGTTCCTTGAAACTGGTCAGCAGAGGAAATGGTGAAGTTAGGGTATGTACCAGTGATTGTTGTAGTGCCACCTTGGGTCAAAGCAACAGTCTGATCTGGCGCAGAATTGGTAATTGTGAAGTTAGGGTATGTACCACTGGTGCTAATACCTGTACCCGCAGTCAAGGCAACTGTTTGGTCAGGCGCAGTATTAGTGATTGTGAAATTAGGGTAAGTACCTGATGTACTGATTCCAGTACCGGAGGTTAAAGCAACAGTTTGATCTGGTGCAGTGTTGGTAATAGTCAAAGTTCCAGAGGTAGTAATTGGGCTACCAGTGACGCTAATGCCAGTACCAGCCGTAGCCGCCACACTTGTGACTGTGCCAGAACCACTTGCCACTGTGACTGTTACATCATCCCCTGAAGTAGTTGCTGTAATGCCTGTACCAACAAAATTAATGCTCTTAACACCATTGGTAAGCGTAGTTCCTTCTTCCTTTACAGCAATTGCCGCATTGGTGGACATTGTGCTGATGACTTTGATCTTTTCAGCAATGTCTTGAGATACAACCTCACCAACATTCAACTCTCTGCCATCAGACAGGCTAATAACTAAAGAACCATCAAAATCGATGTGTGCATTGGTTACTGATACGCCATCAACACCGTTTTCACCATCACGACCAGCTTGACCATCAGCACCTTTATCACCCTTTGCGCCATCTCGACCTGCTTTTCCATCTTTACCATCACGACCATCTGTACCATTAGCACCATCACGACCATCTTTGATAGAAAGAACACGCTTTTCAATGGTATTGCCAACTGCATCAAATCGATCACGAATATCTGCTTCAATCTTCTTGAGTGCCTGAACAACTAAGTCAACATTCTCGCCAATCTTCTTCTTTTGCACTTCTTTGGCATTGGCAACAGACTGACGCACTGATTCCAGTACAGCCATCTGCTGTTCAGGAGTCATATTCTTGAGAATTAACTCTTTGGCTAGATTTTCAATATCCATTATTGAATTCCTGTCTGTCCAGCATTCAGTTCTCTAGTCAATTGGTCAAGGAAGTCAGATTCCATGCCTGAAATCTTGTTGTTTTTCTCTGCCATTTGCAGTTCAACAATCTTAGACTTGTTCTTGATGTCAGCTTCTTTCAACATCAACTCAGCAATCTTAACTCTCTTGTCAAATTCCTTAGAAGCCAAATCATCTTGATTAGGAAGATTCTTAGTCAGGCTTGCACTCATCTTAGCTTGTACTTCTTGAGGCATTAACTGCGCCTCAACAGACAATTTCTGTGCTTCAGCCCTGTTTTGTTCAGCTTGGGTAGTCTGAACTGCAATATTTGCCTGTGCCGCTTGCATAGCCAACTGCTGTTGCATCTGTTGCATCTGCTGTGCTTCAGGATTTGGTTGCATCATCTCATCCAACTTAGCAATCAACTCCATTCGGTTAGACAAACTGCTGTTTCCAATGATTCCTTTGAGCAAAATAGGCAAAACAGGAGTCTCAGCACCCAAAGTCTGCAACAAACCAATGAATTGCTGTTGCTCATACTCACGAGCAATGATGCCCAAGGTGGCAGTTGGGATGAAATTCATGTCTACAGAGGGATAACGCTCTGGGTCAAACTGCATGAACCTGAACGCCGCCTTCTTGATGAATGGAATCAGAAAGTCTTCTTGGAAATTCACCAATGTACGCTTGTATTTCTTGATGATAGAGGCAACCGCCATCGACATACCGCCACCATCACGACTAGCTTGGCTAACCATACCGTTTGAGTCTAGAGTTCCTGTCGCTTGTAGCAACATTCTCTCAAAGTCTTTAGCAGTTGCAAGGTTGTTTGGGTCAGTTTGACCAAACTTGAATGGATAAAGAATCTCGCTTGGTGCGCCATTGGTGAGAATAGCTTTTCCGGGCTTTACCTCAAACTTCATACCCCTTGGCAAACGAGTTGCATCCATCGCAATCATGGGGGAAGTGCTTAATGCCAGTGAATCCAAGTGACTGCGAGTCTGTGCATCAATGGCTTTTTGCATATTGAATGCTTTTTCCACTGTGCCACGACCCAATAAACGATTAGGAACGGTATCGTCTTGATAAGACAGAACTGGCCTATCCTTCATCATGTATGGATTTTCTTCAGCCTTTAACAGCATTCCATCATTAGCAATCACGACAATGGCTTCTACCATGTCAGTGTAGTCTTCAGCCGCTGAGTTCTCAGGAAACAAGTCAACAATGTCCTTGTTTTCTTCTAAGTTGTTCAGGTACTCACGAGGCACAAGACCGTAATAGGTCAACAGCAATACCTTCTCATCTTGGTACTGTGATACCTCTTGGGTAGGCTCAAGATCAGTGTCTTCACTGGCAGTTCCAATGTCCACCTTGCGGTAGATACCCTTCTCAATGCCTTGCACAATCTTGTGTATTGAGACATATTTCTCAATAGCCACACCCATACAGTCATCGACCGTAGTACCGTTGGGGTCGAACAAAAAGTTCTTAGGATTGATAGGATTGATCTTGACAGAGATTCTGTCTCTCTCCATCACACCAATTGCCGCTTGCCCCATCTGATTAGGGATAGGGCGAGTTGAGGGAACATACTCTGTTTCAGTTTTGACAATAATCTCACCTATGCCTGTGCCATAGATTTCAGCCATCAATTCGATCTGGTCGATAGCTTTTCTGATTTTGTCTTTCTTGAAGTCTTCAGTCAGTTGAGCCTTAATCAACTCAACATCAATAGCCACACCGTTTACATCTTGGATATTGTCTTCAATGTCAAAGAAGTCACCTTGACCAAAGATAGCTTCCATGATCTCAGCGTGACGAGTCTCAACTGCTTGTTGAGTGGCAGGGGTAACGATACGGCTACGCTCTGATTCCCTTGTCTTGTCTTCAGATGCCCATTGACCACGGAAGATACGCTCATACTCTAGGTAGGCGGGGAGGTAGTTAGCATCACGCCAATCTCGCCACTTGTCGCAGTGGCTAGTGATGAAATCGT